GTGCTCGCGGGCCACGAACAGCGGGGCCTCGACGTAGAAGGTGAACGAGGTGTGCTCGAAGGGGCTGCCGTGCCGGTCCCGCATCAGGTAGTTGATCAGGCCCTGGTCTCGGGTCAGGTCGACGACGTTCTCGTGGTTGCCTCCGATGGTGGAGACTCGGGCCGCGGTGGCTACGTCAGAGTCGGTCGCGCTGTGCTTGACGAGCTCGACGGTGACGTCACCGCGGGTCTGGATGGTGGTCACGGGGTGGGGATCTCCTCTTCGTACATGTAGAGCTCGTTCACGTGGTGCACCGTCGTGCCGTACTTGCCTTCGAGAGCGGCGAGCTCACGCCTCAGCCGGTCTGCCTCCCGACTCAGGCCGAGGCCGGTGTGGAACACCCGCTTGGGCTGGCGTCCGTTCAGCCGGCCGAAGGCGGCGACCCCATGCAGGGTGTAGACGTTGTTGCGGTCGAACTCGGGGTAGAGGCGGGCCTGGTGGAACCCGTAGACGATGAGCACGTCGTCGTCGGTGACCGGGTCAAGCGGTCCGATGGGAAGCGACACTTACACACCCTCCTCAAGCTGAGTCAGGGCCTCGTGCAGGGCCTTGACGGTGACGGTTGCCTTCTGGTCACGGGCGGCGTGCTCATCACGCAGTGCCTGATTCTCGGCGACGAGATCCTGCACGCCCTTGACCACGCGGGCCATGTTCGCCGGGCTCCACACGTTGCCGTCGAGGGGACGAATGAACGCGGAGCTGAGCGTCACGCCCGCGGCCTTCGCGATCTGCGCTACCACGTCACGGGCCTCGCCGCCCTGGTCGTTCTGCCGGTAGGCAGCTTCGCAGTGCCCGGCCCGGCACAGCTCGACCTCGCGGACGATGTCGGCCAGGTCCCCGGCCAGTCCACCCACCCTGGGCGCCGGCTCAGCCACGCTGGCGCCGATCTCGGCGGCCTTCAGGTGATCGGCCGGCCCCTCGAAGACGATCGACCCCGCCTTGATGGCCTCGACGTCCAGCTCGCCGGCCCGACGCGACTCCTCCGCGATGCGCTGTCCCTCAGCGACCCAGTCCCAACCGTTGCTCACTTCCATACCTCCTTGATGCGACCGCCCGTGATGCGGTTCTCGATGTTGCCTTCGATGCGGTTCTCGTACGAGGAGCGGGACTCGGACGTCAGGTGGTAGCCACCCTCGTCGCACTGGTACCAGCGGGACTCCACCTTCAGTCCGCGCATGGTGCCTCGGGCCTCGCCCTGTCGGCTCCGCTTGGCTCGGGCTCGACCGAGTGCCTTCTCCGCGTCTCGTTCAGTCAGGAACCCGCGCTTCACCCCACACGGGCAGCTCCTCCAGTCACAGTTGCTCACGCCTGATCTCCTCTACAGTTCGTTGACGCCCCTGGCGGCGCTCGACTTCCGTGCCGCCGTCTTCTTCTTGGCCTTGATGCTCGGGTCGTCCTTGATAAAGCGGTCACACTTACACTCCACTCGATGGCATTTACCACGCGAGGCACCGTCGATCGCGTGGTTGTTGGGGCTGTGTCCACACTCAGGGTTCCAGCAGTAGCCGGGCCACCCGTCCTGCTTGCCCTCGGCGTTGGCGAGGATGATCCCGGAGGACGTCAGCGGGACCAGCCGGCCCGTGCCTCCGAAGCTCATCTTCTTGGCGAAGGCTTCCGCCTCGGCCGCGTTGCCGAAGGGTCCGAAGTTCAGGCCCTTGGTGCCGTCCGCCCAGGTGTGGACCATCACCACCAGGTCCCGCATCTGGAGCATCTCGGCGACCTCTTTGATCACGGCCTTGGCCAGTTGCTCCGGGCTGTCGAAGGTGGGGTCTTCGAGGATGTCCACCACCTTCTTCAGTTCGTACCCCCGTGGGGTGATCCTCAAGAGGTGGCCTTGACCAGCTCGCCCAGCTCACGCAGCAGGCCGGCGAGGTCGTCCGCCGCGTCACCCTCCTGGTCAGTCAGGGCCGAGTCGTAGGCGTACGTGCCCTCGTACTCCCCCTCCTCGACGAGCTTGTCGAGCGTGGCCTGGCGGCCGTCCTCCTTGCCCTGGTACTTCTCGATCAGTTGCTGGACCTGCTCGATCACTGCTCAGTTCCTCTCACGGTGGCGCCGTAGCGGCGCGTGTTGACGTAGGCGTAGGTGTTCTGGGTGGCGGTCTTGCTGGTGCTCCACCAGTCACCGCCCTGCTTGACGAGCTCGGTCCCGCGCTTGTCCAGGATCTCGATCGTCGTACCTTCGGGGAGTTCGTCGAGCTCCCCCGGCCTTGTGAGTGTCACAGTATCACACCGTCACACTTGCACAAGCTCGGCGACGCCGTGCAGCTTGCGATGCAGGTCATCCACCGACCCGTCGTTGACCAGCACGTGGTCGAAGGGCCAGTCATCCAGTGCGGTCTCACTCACGTGGGCTCGTCCGTGCTTGTCCGTGGTCGGGCCCACGCCGGGCCTCTCGACCCGGATCATCACGCCACCACGCTTGGCCACGGCCTCCGCCTCGTTGGGGAAGCGGACGTCAGTCACGACCAGGCCGGCCGCGTCCTTGTGGTCGGAGTACAGGGCGTCCACCCACACGTCATCGCCGAGCACTCGCCGGCCTGCCTCGGTGCCCGTGCGCTGGAGCAGGGACCGCACCTCGGGGTATGCAGTCTTCGCGTAGTCCCAGCCGGTCGAGTCGACGAGCTGCCGCAGACGCAGGCTCCCGGCACCGTAGTGCCCAGGGATCAAGGGGTTCACTGCGTACAGGAACTCCTTCAGCTTGTCGGCGTAGCCCGCCTGCCTCCAGCCTCGCTGGATCAGGGCGTCAGCCGCGGTGTTCTTCCCACTGCGGGCGTAGCCCGACAGTCCCACGATCAGGTCGGTCATGTCAGGCCGCCGCGAAGTAGAAGGACTCGTTCAGGTCGCCGGCCTTGACCAGCTCACCCGCGAGGCCGGCGAACTCACGGTCCACGGTGATGGCGACGGCCTGGACACGGGCCGTGCCCTCGATGAACGAAATGCCCAGGTCAGTGATCGACCACCTCTGCTCACCCTCGCGCCTCGCCAGGCCGAACCAGGCCAGCTTCGCGAACACGGAGTACTCGGCGTTGGTCAGGCCCAGGTCGTCACGCTTCAGCGCCTGCCCGCCGTGCAGGTACAGCTTGCCCAGGCCGGAGACCTCGTTCTTGCCGAGTCGGCTGCGCTTCTCGTTCACGGTGATGCCCCTCTCGTCATGGCTGCCTCATCAGGAGGTGAGCGCCGCCCCACCCCGACCTCCCTTCAGGAGGTTTCGGCACACTTGCACACTCAGGTCAGGACGTTTCGCGGTGACCGTCGAAGCAGTAGATGTACGAGGTGTCGCCGACCTTGGCCCAGCACAGGCGGTGACCCCAGACCGTGCCCCAGTACTCGCGGTGCGCGGCCTTGTTCGTCTTGGCCCACGCCTCACGCTTGGCCGGGTCGTTCAGCTTCGGGTTCAGGTACGTCACCTTGCCGGAGCGGTCGACGTAGTACGAGTACCCCTTGCCGTTGCCCCGCTTGGCCGCGTCCCAGTAGCAGTTCTTGTCGTCGCTGTCGTCAGCGCACGGGCGGGTCGGGAGGGAGGCCGGCGAGGCGGCGGCCACCGACTCCACCTGCACCTCCTCCCTCGGGCTGGTCGTGGTGGCCGAGCCGAGCAGGAACCCGGTCGCGAGGGCGACGACGGTGGCGATCTTGGCGGTGAGCTTCATGGTCAGTTCTCCTTGGTGAGGTTCAGCGGGGGAAGGGTGATCGCTCCGGTTCTCGGCGGCTGCCAGAGGGGAGGAAGCTCGAACTTGAAGGCCGTCAGCCTGGGGATCTCGTGAGGCCGGGCGACGCCGTTGTCCACGGCTACCTGGTACGTCAGGGCGAACTGGGCGACGGCCCGCTTGATGATCTCGCTGTAGCTCAGGCCCGTGGGGGCGAGCGTCTGGATGTGGCGGGCCAGTTCCTCGTCGACTCGCGCACTGAGCTGGCGGGGCAGGTCACTCATGCGGGCACCTGCTCACTGAGGATCTCGCCCTCGGAGCTGATGATCCCGGCGTCGATCAGGTCCAGCGCGGCCCGGCCGTACCACCCCTGCAACGTCCACACCAGACCGCTGCGGATCAGGTAGGCGAAGAGCTCCACGATCTCGTCGATCTCCAGCTCGTCCGACTCGAAGCTCATCAGGTCGATGGCGATGTCCTTCATGCGTCCCATGGTGTTCAGCCCTTCTCAATCTCGGTGATCAGTGCACTGGCCAGGCGGAACCCGATGAAGAACAGGGCCAGGTCGGCGTGCCCTTCGGGGGTGTCCGGGCTGGGCCGTCCGAACTCGGTGACGTTCTCCTTGTAGGCACTCAGGTCCACGAACCGGCGCCACTTCACGCTGGGCTCGGCCGTGCTGCCGATGTCGGCGGCGGCGTCCTGGATGGCCTCGCGGTACGGAGTGCCCACCTCCCCGAACTCCTCGGCCATGTCGACCACCTTGTCTCGCACCAGGGCGAGGAAGTCGGCGCCCTCGCTCACTCGCGAGTCGGGCTCGGCGCACTGGGCGAGGCGGGCCAGGGTCGGCGGGTCGTAGTGGTTGATCCGTTCGATGATGTCCATCGGTCACACCTTCACAAAGGTTGGCTTCGTCAGGGACGGAGGTCCACTCCGCCCGACCACCTCCCGGTGGTTTCGCCTTGATGTGGTGACAGTATCACAGTCGCGCAGGTTGCACACTACCTTCAGCCGTAGCGGATCTCCCCCAGCGCGGCGAGCTGGACGATGACGTCCGCCGTGCCCGCGTCGATGTGCCCGGCGTCGATGCCCTGCTTCTCGTCCCGGTCCATCCACGACTCGATGACGTAGCCGTGGTACTCCCGGTTCACGTACGCCTGGTCGATGTCGAGCAGCTTGGCGTACGCCTGGCGTATGTCGTCGGCGCTCAGGTAGTGGACTCCCTCGACCTCACGCACGTCGTCGAAGGCGAAGATGGGGTGCGGCGCGGTGCCCTCGGTGATCGTCCACGTCTTGCCCTCGGGCAGGCCGGCGAACTCCTCCGCGGTGGGCTCCGTCGCCCAGTAGGTGATGCCTCCGTACGAGGCGGTGTCGATGATGTCCTGCGCCGTCTGGTCGGTGACGTACCGCTTGATCTCTTCGGTGCTGGGCATTGCGGGTGTCTCCCTGATCAGGCGTTGACGTTGATGCGGACGACGGCCTCGGTGCCCTCGTACTTGTTCTCTCGGATCACCTTGCGGGCCAGCGTCCTCGCCTTGTCGATGCGCTTCGAGTCGCGGACGATCGCGTCGTGGGTGCGGAACTTGGGGGTCACTGTGGTTCTCCTCTTGGTTCGGCAGGCTCATCAGCGGGGGGATGCCACCCACCCCGGACCTCCCTTCAGGAGGTTTCGCCTTGGGTCAGTTCAGGTTCAGCAGGTCGATCAGTTCCTCGGTCGTGACGACCTCCAGCTCGTGCTTCACGACCGTGCCCTCGGTCACCACCTTGGGTCCCTCGATCAGCGTCGGGACGGGCTGGCCTGCCAGCTCCAGGACCCACGCCTCGTAGTCGTCGATGTCTGCGTGCAGGTCGTCGGGGTCGTCGTCGCCGTAGGCGTGGCCCTCCAGGAAGGTCATCGCGGCCCGCTTGTGGCCGG